TGGAGATAATGATCTTTTACAACCACATGATTCTGCTGCTGAAAGTGGTGTAAATAGAATAGATATATTATCAAATGGATTCAAAGTTATAACAACAGATGCTGGTCAAAATACAAATGGGTCAAATTATATATATATGTGTTTCGCAGAATCACCTTTCGTCTCATCTTCAGGAATCCCAACAACAGCAAGGTAATTATGTTACAAAAATTAAAATTTGCACCAGGATTTAATAAACAAGTAACTGCAACAGGTGGTGAAGGTCAATGGGTTAATGGTGACAATGTAAGATTTAGGTATGGTTCGCCTGAAAAAATAGGCGGTTGGTCACAATTAGGATCTGTAGATATTACAGGTAGAAATACTGCAATTCATCACTTTATTAACACTTCAGGTATTAAGTATGCAGCATTAGGTACAAATAGAATTTTGTATGTATATTCAGGGGGTATATTTTATGACATACATCCTATTAAATCGACTACGACATTATCAAGTGCCTTTACCACTACAAACGGATCTTCTACTGTAACTTTAACTTTTTCCTCTGCACACAATATAAATAAATTTGATATTATTTTATTAGATAATTTTTCGTCTATAACTAATTCTAACTTTTCATCTTCTAATTTTGATGACAATAAATTTATGGTGCAATCTATACCAACATCAACAACACTTACAATAGATGTTGGATCAAATGAATCAGGATCTGGTGCAACTACATCTGGTGGTATTAGGGTTCAACATTATTATTCAGTTGGACCAGCGGTTGAAGTTGCATCCACTGGATATGGACTTGGACCTTGGAGTGGATTTAAGTCCGGTCAATTTACGTCTACATTATCATCTTCTATAAATACAAGTGTAACATCACTAACAATGGCAAGCTCATCATCATTTCCATCATCAGGAACTGTATTAATAGATAGTGAGCTTATAACGTACACTGGTAATAGCAGTGGAACTTTATCTGGTTTAACTAGAGGTGCATCAGGCACAACTGCAGCGTCACATAGTTCAGGCGCAACCGTAACCGATGCATCAAACTTTTTTGCATGGAACGCTGCGGCTTCGGGAGACGTTATTACAGCTCCTGGTTTATGGTCTTTAGATAATTTTGGTAATAAATTAATTGCAACAATAAATGGTGGTGAAAGTTTTGAATGGGATTCAAATGGTTCTGTATCAACAAGAGCGACAATTATATCAGGGGCACCTACTGCATCTGCATTTAGTTTAGTATCTACTCCAGATAGACACTTAGTGTTTTTTGGAACAGAAACAACGATAGGAACTTCTTCTACACAAGACCCCATGTTTGTAAGATTTTCTTCTCAAGAAGACATTAACACGTATGCACCCAGTGCAACTAATACTGCAGGTACACAAAGACTTGCAGATGGATCTAAAATTGTAGGAGCGATTAGAGGTAGAGATGCAATTTATGTTTGGACTGATACAGCGTTGTTTACTATGAGATTTGTTGGTCCACCGTTTACTTTCTCTTTTCAACAAGTTGGTACAAACTGTGGATTGATTGGACAGAACGCAGCTGTTGAAGTTGATGGTACAGCGTATTGGATGTCAGAAAATGGTTTCTTTAGATATGCTGGTAGATTAGAATCACTACCATGTTTAGTTGAAGACCATGTCTTTGACGATATCAACACTATACCAAAACAACATATTAATGCAGGTTTAAATAATTTGTTTGGTGAAGTTGTTTGGTTTTATCCAAACTCAGGTTCAGGAACAGTAAATAGAATAGTTGCGTATAATTATCTAGACTCAAGTGCCGAGCGACCAGTATGGACAACAGGAACTTTAGCAAGAACAGCATGGCAAGATTCAGCTGTGTTTGGTAAACCTCATGCAACAGAATATGATGAAGATGGCACAACTGCAACTACAGATACAAATTATGTTTTTGGTAATCAAGATGGTACATCTACTTACTATGAACATGAAACAGGATTAAATCAAGTTAAGGAAGGTGCTACAACTGCGATTACTGCAAGTATTGAATCTGGAGATTTTGATATTGGTCAACAAGGTTTAGCAGGTGATGGTGAGTTTATGATGAAAATAAGAAGAGTGTTACCAGACTTTTTATCACAAACAGGTAACGCAAGAGTTACATTAAATTTAAGAGATTTTCCAAATGATTCACAAGCAAGTTCATCTCTTGGACCATTTACAATAACTAGCAGCACACAAAAGATAGATACGCGTGCAAGAGCAAGATCTATATCTTTAAAAGTAGAAAATACCAGCACAGGTCAGTTTTGGAAAATTGGAACTTTTAGAATTGATTATCAACCGGATGGTAGAAGGTAATGGCAAAAATAGTACAATCATTAACGCAACCACCTAAAGAATATGATCAAATTTCATTTTTATCTTTAGTTAGAGATTTAAATGGTTTAATAGAAAAATTAAATACAACATTTCAAGAAGAAAAAGGAGAAGATAACGAAGCGATTATCTTCTTTTTAGGAGGATAATGGCTAATAGTTTTGTAAATAAAAAAGCAGATTTAACATCCACTGATCAAACGACTTTGTATACAGTGCCAACTGCAACAACTGCTATAGTTAAATCTATATTAGTAAGCGATGATAGCGGTAGTGGATCTAATATTACAATACAAATAGTAACATCTGCTGATGCTACTTTTAGTGTTGCACATCAAAAAACCATATCTGCTAATACTCCAACTGAGATATTAACAAATCCATTGGTGGTTGAGACTGGAGAGATAGTAAAAGTCACAGCTGGCCATGCAAATAGACTACATGTGTTACTTTCAGCTATGGAAGTATTACCAAGGACTGTTACAACATAGTCTTGATTTACTTGTGAAAAACGAGTAATAATGTAAATTCAGGTTAAATTCCTGCCTTTTAAAAATAAACAACATTTAATATATATGATTAATAGAGCAAAAATGCCAAGACAGTTGCGTAATAAAGGTGGGATCATGACCATTGGTGGCGGTGGTTATACAGGTATACCTATGGGCAGTAGAACAGGTTTTGGAATTATCAGTAAAATTAAAGATAGAATTAGAAAACTTATACCAAATGAATTAGCAAGTGTTGCAGTTAAAGCTGCACCGTTTGTTGCACCATTTAATCCAGCGATTGCAGGATTGATGAGAGGTATAGGTCGATTTGATCAAAGAGGCAGTTTGTCTGATGCTTTTAAACAAGGGCTCGCTACTACTGCATTTGGAGCAGGAGCAAGATTAGATAGGGAACGTTGGGTGGAGCAACAGATATTATGGGCGGTGGAGTTAAAGGTGGTCTTACATCCCCATTAAACCCTGATAGAACAACTGCTGTTAAGGATTTTTTTACACCTGGAAAAGAAAAAGATACAGATTTTATTAAAGAAATTACTGGCGACACTAAAAAAAATGTTGGCTTAAAATCAGTAAAAGATGCAACTGGATTATTTAAAAATGTGCCAATACTAAAAAATTTACCAAGTTTAGTTCAACAACAGATATTAGTTGGCGGTGTATCGGGAGCATTGACTTATATCTATCAAGCATTCTTAGCAGAGGAGCCACCTCAACAAGAAGGTGAAACTTATGAAGAATACATGGCTAGAAGAAAAGAAAATGTTGGTAAAAAAATGAAAGGATATTTTGATAATTATTTTAAATTTGATAAAGAATATTCATCTATGACTGACGTACAAAAACAAGCATTTATTGATAGAGTCAATGTTAGAGACGGCGGTAGAATAGGATATCAAACTGGTGGTATCACCATGGCCAATACACTTGCAGAAAATATAAAACGTAACTTGGCTAATCAGGCTGCTATTAATCAAAAATTAGAACAAGCTAGAACAAAATTACCTACTGGTATAACAAGAACTAAATCAGGATATACGACAAATAAACCAGCAATTGATCCAACAGGAATGCTTCCACAAACTTCAACACTAAATCCTGATTTAGAACAAGCGATTAAAAATGCAAGAGCAGCGGGAAGAAATAAAGAGTATATAGATACGATGCTTAGAGAAAGACAAGACGATCAAGCAATAGATTTTTTTAAAAACTTACAACCTACACCTACACGTGCACCTGCACCTGCACCTGCACCTACAACTGCAAGTAAAAAAGATATGACAGATCCTATGTTGGTAGGTTTTGATTATTCAAAACCTATTAATTGGTCTCCAGGACAACCTGCACCTGAAGGTTATAGAGTAGTCAATATGATGGGTGATGAATTTTTAGAAAAAAAGTTCCCTAGTAAAGAAGAAATAGCTAGGTTGCCAACTAATTATCTAGATGATTTTCCGCAACTTCCAGGGCCTATGGGCTCCGGACCAATAGCACCAATGGTAGCGCCTTTTGAAAAATATGGGATTACACCAGAACAATATGCAAATATGTCTCCGGAAGATCAAGAAGCAGTAATGAATAGAGTTGATAGAGACATGGGAATATACGGAGATAATATTGGTAAAAGAATATATGGAATACCAGATGATGAGGCAGATGATTATGGAATAACATTTGCAAAAGGTGGCAGAGTAAATTTTGTCT